GAAAGAACCTATTAATGGTCACAGATATATTATGGGTGTTGACGTTAGTAGAGGTGATAGTGAGGATTTTTCATCTATTAATATTATTGATTTCGACGATAGAGAACAAGTTGCGGAATACATTGGTAAAATACCTCCAGATGATTTAGCCGCGATTGCATATAAATGGGGAATCTTATATGGTAACGCCTTTATTGTGATTGATATTACGGGAGGTATGGGAGTTGCCACATCTAGAAAGTTACAGGAATTAAATTATAAGAATTTATATATTGACGGAATTAACACTCAAAATATTTGGGAGTATAACAAGAAGGCGTTAGATAAAATTCCTGGATTAAACTTTAATAATAAAAGAACTCAAATTATTGCCGCGTTTGAAGAGGCTTTAAGAAAAGGATTCCAAGTTAGGTCAAATAGATTATTAAATGAACTTAATACGTTTGTTTATATGAATGGAAGACCTGACCATATGAAAGGTGCTCACGATGATGCCATTATGAGTTTATCTATGGCTTTATATTCTGCGGATATTTGTTTCAATCAATTAGAAAAAACCGAAAACGCAAATAAAGCAATGTTAGAGTCTTGGACTATGTCCGAGAGAACTTATGAGGTGAATAAATCACATTATTCCTATGGAACATCATTAGACCCAATCGGAGCAATGGCGACAGACCCAAGTTTTTTCCACAAAGATAACCCACATAACGTACCAAAAGACCAATATCGTGAGTTCTCTTGGTTATTTGGAAAAAGTAAATAACGTTTCCTAATTAAATAAAAAGGTTTATATTGTAAAGAAAACTATTTATATACGATGGCAGAGAATAATAACACAGTCTTTCAGAAATTAACGAGGATGTTTGGTTTCCCTAATCAGGTAAAAAAAGACCAAATACCTTCATTTAATTTCTCTAAAGACCAAATACTAAAGACGGATAATAGAGAAGAGTACGAAAAGGCTATGTTGCAAGCTCAACAAAGTCAATACGTTGCCGATAAGTGGGCTAAATTAGACCAATCTCTATATAACCAATCGGTTTATTATGAACCAAACAGATTAGCCGCGTACTATGATTATGAATCTATGGAGTTTACTCCTGAAATTTCAGCAGCGTTAGATATCTACGCGGAAGAATCAACAACATTATCTGAAAAGGGTGAAATATTAACTATATTTTCAGAATCAGATAGAGTTAAATCAATATTAGAAGATTTATTCATTAATAAATTGGACGTAAACACAAACCTACAAATGTGGGCGAGGGGTTTATGTAAGTACGGTGATGATTTTGTTTATTTAAAAATAGATCCTGAAAAGGGTATCATTGGAGTACAACAATTACCAAACATTGAGATTGAAAGAATTGAGGGTTCCGCATCTAAGAATCCTGGACAAATGTCAGACGCTAAAGCTCCAACAAGAGAACTACGTTTTACTTGGAAGAACAAGGAAATGGAATTCCAAGCTTGGGAGATTGCTCACTTTAGATTATTAGGTGATGATAGAAAGTTACCTTACGGTACTTCTATGTTAGACAAGATTAGAAGAATTTGGAAACAACTTTTACTTGCCGAAGATGCAATGTTAATTTACAGAACATCAAGAGCACCTGAAAGACGTGTATTTAAAGTATTCGTTGGTAATATGGATGATAAGGACATTGAACCATATGTACAACGTGTTGCTAGTAAATTCAAAAGAGACGCAGTTGCAGACCCACGTAATGGTAATGTGGATATGAGATATAATCAGATGGCAGTTGACCAAGATTATTTTATCCCTGTACGTGATCCATCACAAACAAACCCAATCGAAACTTTACCAGGAGCACAAAACTTAGGTGAAATTGCCGATATCGAATATATTCAAAAGAAGTTATTAGCTGCGTTACGTATTCCTAAAGCTTTCTTAGGATTTGAAGAAGTTGTAGGTGAGGGTAAGACTTTAGCATTAATGGATATCCGTTTTGCTAGAACAATTAATAGAATACAAAAATCATTAATTCAAGAATTAAATAAAATTGCTTTAGTTCATTTATACCTTATGGGGTTAGAGGATGAGTTAAATAATTTTACATTATCATTAACAAACCCATCGGCACAATCTGATTTATTACGTATTGAACAATGGAAAGAAAAAGTTACTCTTTATAAAGATGCAACTTCAGACCAATCACAGGTTGGTATCTTACCAGTTTCACATACTTGGGCTAAAAAGAATATACTTGGGTTTAGCGATTCAGAAGTTATTCTTGACTTACAACAACAACGTTTAGAACGTGCAATGGGATTTGAATTAACAAATACTCAAAATATCATTAAACGTTCTGGAGTGTTTGATGAGGTTGATGCTAAGTACGGTATACCAGAAGAAGAAAGAAAGGCAGCAGAAGCTGCGGGTCAAACTGGTGAATCACCTGCGGGAGGTGGAATGGATATGGGAGGAGGAGGAGCTCCACCACCGGCTGATGCGGGAGGAGAAGCACCACTTAGTGAATCCAAAAAATCAAAAATATTAGGAATGTTAGGTGACGAAAGTTTATCAATTAATGACTTATTTGATATGGATAAGGCGAAACGTAATATTTATGAAATAGAAACAAAAATAAAAGACATTTTAAACGATTAAAAATGAACAATTTCGGGAAGATTAAATCCAAGTTATTGAAAACAATAACCGAAGCTTACGAGCAAGGTGAACTTAAGAATAACACTAAGAACTTAATTAAAGTAGTTAAGAAAAATAAAGACTTTAAGGAAATGTATATGTTTTATGAAGAAATCGAAAACAAATACTTTGACGATAAAGAAGTTGCAAGATTATATGTTGAAGAAATTGGTAACATATTAAAACAAAAAGCATCAAAAGTTAAAGACTTCTGTGAAGTTATTAATATGTCAGTTTACAATGCTCAAATTGACGAGAATGAGTTATATGACTCAATCGACCAATTATTAGAAGAAGATAGTTTAAAGAACATCGATAAAAAAGTGGTTGCTAAGAAAAAATTAGTAGAACATTTAACAACAAAGAAAGAAATAAAAGAATCACAATTAGATACGTATACCTCAAATGAGAATCTTTTACACGCGGTTTTAGCCAATAATTTTAACGTATTATATACTAACAATTTAAACGAAGAACAAAAAGAAGAATTAAAAACTATTCTTTCAATTTCAAATGAAGATTTAGTTTCAAAGACAACAGAATTAAAAGAATCTATTCTTAATAAAGTAGGTTCACTTTTAAGTGAATCAAACGACAACGACTTAACCACTAAATTAAGTAAAGTAAAGGATGAGGTTCAAGAAATGGATTTATCCAAATACAATTATTATCGACTTACTCAATTAAAAAATGGTCTTGATTAATCAAGACCATTTTTAATTTGTTGTATGTACGTTGCCTTTAGACGTTGAGTTCTTTTTACAACGGAGGGTTTAACAAATTCCTGTCTTTTTCTTAACTCTTGAATTTGTTTGGTTTTTTGAACCTTGTTTTTATACAGCTTTAGTGCTCCCTCAATTCCCCTATTACTGTCTACTTTGATGTATAACATATCTATAATTATATCTCAAATATACTAAATATTTTTTGGTATTTCAAATATTTTAGTTTATATTTTTTTAACACCATAAAATAAAATAATATGAAAATATAAATGAAAACAGGAAAGTATATCTCCCTTGGAGAGTACAACGAAGTAAAAATTGGATATGGAACCGTAGACTTCAAAAACTTAAAAACAATCTACCTAAAATTAAACGCTTGGGTTGAGCCAAATAACGATACTGATGATTTCGATTATCTAATTAGTAAAACAAGGAGAGGGATTAAAGAAATAATTTATAATTTAAAAAATGAAAATTTTAAACCTCAGTGTATTGTAGATTTAGATATTAGAACAAAAGGTATAAAATTAAATAAAAGGTCATTTATGAACCTTGAAGTTACATTATACGTTGATAATTTCTTTGATGTTAAGTCTAAACACATTAAATTATCAATTAAAGAGATAATTAAATCTATCATTGATGAGAGGTTATCTAACAAAAATCTCTTTAACTTCTACAAAAACAAGAAATAACTTATATATCGATGTATTTATAGTATTAATAGAAACTATAAATGAAGATATTAGGTCCTAACGAAACGGGAAAGGGAATATTAATCGAGTATGACGCTGGACACGTTTCCCCCGAAGACAACAAAAAAATTATATCGGAAATGAAGGATATGGACTTTTCACAAGACCTTATCCTTTATGCCGTTTTACAAAAATACGACACTCCAAACAAAAACGGGAGAATCTATCCCGAGTCTATTCTTAAGAGAGAAGACCAAAAATACCAACAACTTATTAAAAAGGGTGGAGCCCTTAACGAATTAAATCATCCATCATCATCACTTATCGATTTGGATAGAGTATCACATTCCATTCTTGAGACTTGGTGGGAAGGAAAAATGTTAATGGGTAAAATAAAATTATTCACTTCTCCTGGTTGGAGAAAGATGGGTATTGTATCTACTAAAGGTGACCAAGCCGCAATGTTAATTATGAACGGAGCAACTCTTGGTATATCCTCTCGTGGGGTAGGTTCATTAAAGAACGTAAAAGGTCAAAATGTGGTTCAGGAAGACTTTGAACTAGTTTGTTTTGATTTAGTATCGTCACCATCTACTCCGGGTGCTTATGTATTTGCTGACTTAGCGGATAGAGAACAGTATCAAGAATCGGTACAGGAAAATCCGATACTTGATGACAGAATGAAAAAATTAATGGGTGGTTTAGATAAATTTTTATCTAAATAACAAATTTTTTAGGGTTTCTAGTATTAGAAAAGAGAATTTTCCATAAAACCGTAATATTTATAAAGTAATAAAACAAAAAAAATGACCGAAAAATCCATTTTAGAACAAGCGTTACTTCAAGTTCAAACACTTGAAGAAGCAGTAAAGCAAAATGCAAAGGGTATACTTGCTTCAACTATGAAAC